GTGGAATAATGCTCCTGGTTATGCCAATGTATACTTATACTCATTTGCCTTAAAACCAGCCGAACATCAACCATCTGGAACATGCAATTTCTCAAGAATCGATAATGCTGTATTAAATATGACTCATGATAGTTCTTCAATTGTCAGCTTACATGCTGTTAACTACAATGTCCTCAGAGTTATGTCTGGTATGGGAGGTCTTGCGTACTCGAATTAAATTTCCTTACTAAATTCATATAAAAAATTAATACTTCAATTTACTAATAATTTTTTTTTTTAAATTACACAATAAATATATTTCATCTACAATTTATAATTAAATTTATTAACTAAATTTAATTAAATTTAATTAAATTTAATTAAGTTTTTTTTTAATTTTTTTTCTAAACTATAATTATAATATGGGTGGAGGATTAATGCAATTAGTCGCATATGGTGCACAAGATGTTTACCTTACCGGTAACCCTCAAATTACCTTCTTCAAAGTTGTCTACAGAAGACACACTAACTTCTCTAAAGAATGCATTGAACAAACATTCTCAGGATCTGTTGGTTCCAATAAAAGAGTAACTGCTACTCTTGCCAGAAATGGCGATTTAGTACAAGAAGTGTATGTTAAAGTTGATATAGCAGTTCACAATGAAGACATCGATTTACTCAGCCAAACTTCTCCCAATGACCCAAATGCTTTCATTGATAACTCATTAGCTATTGATTTAACTAATGTAATTAAATCTGCTGAAGTTGAAATTGGAGGTCAAAAAATTGATAAACAATACTCATCATGGATGGACATCTATAACACATTATTTGAAACTAATCATGATTATAGAAATGCTATGTGTAGCGGTCCAGAATATAAAAACGTACCGTTAATAACAACTGATGTAACAACTATGTATATTCCTTTAAGATTTTGGTTTAACAGAAATCCAGGTCTTGCTTTACCTTTAATAGCTTTACAGTATCATGAAGTTAAAATTAATATTGAATTAGGTTCTTTACCTTCCCCCAACATTTTCAACGAAGTGAGCTCCTTGGGGCCAAGAACCTTTAGTCTTATAGAAAGTACTTTAAATGATGCTACTTTATTAGTCAATTACTTATACTTAGATACTGATGAAAGAAGAAGATTCGCTCAAGTATCACATGAATACTTAATCGAACAAGTTCAACACACCGGCGATGAAACTGTCCAAAATGGTAAAATCACATTAAACTTTAATCATCCTGTTAAATGCTTAGCTTGGTCATCATCTGTTGCACTTGGCACTGCTAAATTACAATTAAATGGTCATGATAGAGCTGCTGTCCAAGATGGTGCTTATTATCAATTAGTACAACCATACGAATGTGGTTTAGGTCACAGTCTCACTATGGACGCAACAACTAGAATGTGGAATAATGCTCCTGGTTATGCCAATGTATACTTATACTCATTTGCCTTAAAACCAGCCGAACATCAACCATCTGGAACATGCAATTTCTCAAGAATCGATAATGCTGTATTAAATATGACTCATGATAGTTCTTCAATTGTCAGCTTACATGCTGTTAACTACAATGTCCTCAGAGTTATGTCTGGTATGGGAGGTCTTGCGTACTCGAATTAAATTTGTTTATTAAATACATATAAAAAAATATAGACTTTATTTTACTAATATTTTTTTTTTTTAAATTACACATTTATATCTTTAATTGTTATAATTTGTTTATTTTTTTTCATCATATATCCAAAATTCAAAAATATATAACTAATTCTAAACAACATTTACATTTTGCTATATTTTTATCAAAATCTTTATTATAATAATATTCTGATTTTACTTCAATAATTTTATTTTCATCAATAATATAAAATACATGAATTTTATCTTTAAAAATATATTTACAACTTAATTTTATATTATTATTAAATCCTGTAACTAAATTATCTTCTTTATAATTTAATTTATATAAAAGTTCTTTGAGTGCATAAGGTTCATCTCCTTGTACTTGTATTATTTTCCACTTGGTAATTCATAATTTTTTTAAAGAATGAATTTCTATGTGCCTTTTCACAAAATTTAGGAAGTTGTAATACATGTTCTACACCATATAATTCTAAATTTTTTTTAATTTTATTATTTTCTAAATTTTTTTTACGATTTGGATTTTCTTCATTTAATCTATTATTAGTATTGATACGTGTTTGATTTATTTCATTTTGTCTATTAGGAAATTCTTCATTTAATTTTTCAATGTATTTTTACATGATTTTGAAATTTTTTGTTCTATATTAGTTTTTCTTTCTGGAATTTTTCATTTAAATTTTTAATAGTTTCTTGTCTTTTTTGTTCTCTAATAACAACAGAACATTTTTTACAAAATATTCCTATATCAATACAATATCTTATAGATTTTTTACAATTTAATTCACCACATTTACAATTAAAAATTACATGAAAATCTCTTTTACAATCGTCTTCTGTAACATTTTGTAAAATAACATTATTAACTTGTAAAATAATAGCATTATTATTGGTAGATTTATTAAATAAATTACTTTTATTATATTTTGTCATAGTGTAAATAAATAATATAATTAAATCAATTACATTTTGATTTGTATAATAAAATAATTTAAAATTTATTTAAAATATCATATATAATTAATTAGTAATGACTGCTGGATCATTAATACAAATAGCTGCCTCTGGTGAGGAGGATTGTTTTCTTGTAGGAAACCCAGAAGTAACATTATTTAAAACACTACATAAACATCATACTAATTTTTCTCGTGAATTAAAAGAATATAAAATAGATAATGTAGGATTAAATCAAGATTTAAAATTTGTAATTCCAAGAGATGGAGATTTACTACATAAAATTTACTTAAAAATAAAAGGAACTAAATATTTTGATACAAAAAAAAAATATGTTTATATTAATTTTAATGAAAATAATTTTATAAATTATATAGATTTTTTTCATAATTCATATAATTATGGTATACTTCTAAATGATAATCCTAAAACGGATTTATTAATATATAAAAATATTGATGATAATGAAAATGGTCTTATATATGCTAATATTGAATTAATTGATAATAAAATATATATTGAGGAAATTCATACAGATAATATTGATAATATAAATTTTACTTATATAACAAACAAAAATATAAAATATAATTTTGATTCTTGGAGATTTGAATTATATTTAAATGATTTAATAATAGAAAATAGTGGTTTAGAGTTTAATGATATAATTGAAAAGGAAATATATAATTTTAATAATGTATTAAGTAGTTCAGAAGATTACTATAAAATTATTATTGAAGAAATTAATATTGGTAAAATAAGTGAAAAAGAATTTAATGTGATAAATAAGTATGAATATTCATTTAAAATATATGAAAAGATTAATTATAATTTTTATACATTATATCCAGATTATAATTATAAATTTTTATATAATAAAATATCAAATTTAAGCATAGGTGATATAGAATATAATTTAATTGATTTAAAATATAAATTAGAAAATGATAAATTAGATTTTGAAAATATTTTATTAGTAAATGAGAAAAAAGAAATAAACTTAGATAATATTGAAATTTATAATTATACTGATACAACAAAAGTAAAATTGACTACAATTGAAGATCACAATTTGAATGCGAATGATTATATTTTAGTATCAGATTTAAATAATGTATTAAATACACCATTTAATAAAAATTATAAAATAGATGAAATTAAAAGTGAAAAGGAATTTTTTATAGTAATTGATAATTTATATAAATTTTATAGTATTGATAACATTAATAATTTATCTATTAGTTATTATTCAGATATAAATTTTATTGAAAATAATTATGATATTTATATTATTTTATCTCGTGAATACTATATTTCGGTATTAGAAATTATAACATATATTTATGAAAATAGTAAGATATCAAAAATTGATATTTATGGTTCAAATATAGAGTCAAGTATAACACAATATAATATTGATAATAAAATTGAAGATAATTGGATATTTATAGAAAGTATTATTATTAATGAATATATTAATATTAATGATAAAGTATATTATGATCTAAATTATAATTATTACAAATATTATAAGATATCTTTATTTTATACAGAAGATAGTTCAATTTATAGTTTTAAATTAATTAATTTATATGAAAATAAAAATATTGATATAAGTAATAATTTAATAATATTTGAAAATGATTTAAATAACAATATTTTTAATACTAATAAATCTTTATATACAAATTTAATTTTAAGAATTGATAAAATATCATTATACAATATAGTATTACAACCAGAAATAATAAATAATAATGAAATAATAAAAAATATAGATACAACAAGTGATGGAAATGGGTATGGTTTAATATTAGAAATAGAAATAAATAATAAAAAAATTATTAATATTATAATAAAAGAAGGAGGTTATAATTATAATTATAGTGATACTATTTATATTAATAAAGTATATTTTGAAGATTCTATGGATGATTTAATTATTAAATTAGATATAAGTAATTTTGTTAATATAGATGAAAATATTAATAAATATAAAATTTTAGATAGTATTTCCTGGGAACCAAATTATAGTGATAATTATAGTTATTATGAAAATAATTTAAATAAGATATTTTATATTACATTAAATGAAAAGATATTACCTTCATATATATCATTTAATGGAGCAAAAAATAAAGATGAATATGTAAATTTATTTAATTTTTATGGTTCAATTTGGAAATTAAATAATTATAATTCAAAGATAATTAATTATTCATTAGATTTAAATGAAACAAATTCATTATTTACAGTAGAAAATTTTAAATCTGAAGTCCATAATTCTCATAGTTCTAATACTTTATGTAATTCTATAAAAATCAATGATGAACATTCAAGTATAGTTAATTCGGAATTTATTCATTTTGATATTAGTAATATTAGTATTAATAGTAGTAATTTATTTATATACGATTATAGTACTTCATACAAAAATATAAATATAAATGATGAATATTCATCTGGTATTATTATAAATAAATTAAATTCTAAATTAAATTCAGTAAATATTAATAATTATGAATTTAATATTGATAATATTTCTAATAAATTAATATTTAAGAAAACAAATTTTAGTTTAAAAATAATAAATAATAGTAATATATTATATTATCTTGGATTTTCAAGTAATAATGTATATTATCAACATGCATCAATTACAGAAAATGCAGGATTTTTTAATTCTAATTTTTACTTATCTGATTTTGAAATTCCATTTAATAATATTGAAATTACAGATAATAATAATTCATTTAAATTAAATGATAAAGAAATTATTATTAATAGTTCAATTTATACACCATTAGAATTAATAGCAACAATTGAAAATAAAATAGGAAGTAATGATTATGAATTAATATATTTTTATAATAAATTCTGTATAAAAAAGAAGAATTTTATGATATTAAATTATGATATTAATTCCTATATTAAATTTAATAATAGTATTGAAAATGTAAATATTATTATAAATGATAATAATAATAATTTATCATATATAATAGATTCTGTGATACAAACTAAGTATATTAAAAATAATTATTATAATATTAATAAATTAATAAATGATATAAGTAATATAATTAAACCAATTAATATTAAACTTAATAATGATAAGATAGAAATATATGATATAAATTATTTTAATTTAAATAATATAAATAATAATATTTTAGATACATTAGGTTTTTATATTAATTCTGCTATATTTTCATACATTAATAGTGAATTATATATAATTGATTCTGGAAAAAATTATAAAATAAATGATATAATAAAAATAATTAATCCTAATAATAATGATAATGTAATTAGTGCTAAAACAATTGAAATAAATAATAATAATAATAATAGTTTAAAAAAATTTGAAATTATTAATATAGAAGGAAATTGGGATATTAGTTCAAATAAATTACTATATGATTATAATAAATCTGGTTATGATATTAAATATATAGATAATTATTATAGAATTAGTAGTAATGTTATATCATTTATACATATTAATAAAAAAAATAATAAATTATATATTAAGAATAATGATATTATTTTAGGACCTGATACTTTGGTAATTCCTAACGATATTTACACACCTTTAAAACTAAAAAATACAATTCAAAATTTACTATATACAAAATCATATGATATTACTTTTGATATAGAAGAGAATAAATATATTTTTATTAATAATTCATATATTAATTTTACAATATTATCATTTTTAATAGATGATTGGAAATATACTAATAATATTATACCTACTTTAGGTTTTAGTTCTTCAATTAATTTAGTATCATTAAACAGCAAGATTTATTCTAATATATTTAGTAATTATGTAAATAATAATAGTTATTATTCGGATATTAGTATTAATTCTATTTTAGATATTGATATTAAAAATAATATACAAAATAAATTAGGTAATGATTTCAAGATAAAATATGAAAATAGTAAATATACAATATCTAAAACAAACTTTTCTTTATATCATAATAATTATAAGGGTTTTTTTGATAAATTTTCTTTTAATACAAGTGAAACATATGAAAATTATTATTTAAATAATTATAATTGCTTTTATATTTCATCTACAGTAATAATAAATATAGATGATAAAATATATTTTAATAATAAGAATAATATTATATGGATAAATAATTTATCAAAAATAGATAATTTACTATTTAATTCAAATATAAAAATAAAACTTGATAATTATTATGAAAATTTTCGTAAATTAAAATTATATATTAATTCAAAGTTAATACATTATGATATACATTTTGGATATTCTGAAACAGAACAAGAAATATTTTTTAGAAAATATAATTTTAAAATTTTATCAACAAATGATATTTTACCTACATTAGGTATTACATCATCATTTAACAGTATGAATAGTTATTTATTAGATGATGATAGTGTAAAATATATTTCTGATAATCCACCTATAAGAAATAATAAAATATTAATTTTAAAAAATGGTATATTAGATTCTGAAAATTATAATACTATTATAATTAATCAAGGAGATATTTTTAAAAATGATGGTAATAATGATGAAGGTGAACTTACTGTAATTGAATGTGAAGTTTTAAGTTATTATTATATAGGAGATTACGATAATAGATTAGAATTAGAAATAAAAGGTGGATTTTCTAAAACAAATTTAAAATTTGAAAATAATTTTTATAAAAGTGAAGAAAATATAAAAATATATGAAATATTATATAGTTCAAATAAAACACAAAATGCTATTTCTGTAGGTAATAGTAACAATACATTTTATTATAGTTATCCTACATTTCTTAATAGTAAAAATTTTATATCTACATCTTATGTAATAAATAATGGAAATTATACAATTGAGGAAATTATTAATGAATTAAGAAAAATTAGTTCTAATCTTATAGTTAATAAAATTTATAATAAAATTCAATTTAGATATAGCTTTGGTAGTGTTACTACACATTTTAAATTAAATATACAAAATGATTTATTAAAAATAATAAAATTTGATTATTTACATCTTAATAATGAAGATAATAAATTTATAAGTAAAAAATTTAATGATACTATTAGTATTACACCGTATCAGTCCCAATTATTTATTAAAGAAAATTATGAAAATGATGATTTATTAACAGTTAATTTATATAATTATTTATATAATAGTTTTATAATTAATTTTGAAAATTCTAATAATAGTAATGATATAATTATAATTGAAGATACTTTAGATACTGAAATTACCTTTCAAAAGGATATTAATAAATTTACATTAAGTAATAAAAGTTTATGTTTTCATCTTACTAATAGTTTAAATAAAATATCTAAGTATACATATAATATTTCATTCAGTAATGATACATTTATATTTAAAAAGGATAATTTTAAAATATTTTTATACGACAATAATTTACTTAATATTATTCCTTTTGATAATAAATATAATAATAAAACATTTACATCTAATTTATCAACTAACACAAATTATATAATTGATAATAGTAATAATACATTAATTTATTATAGTAATAACACTAAAAATATTAAAATACCCAATGGTACATACACTATTTTAAATTTTACTAATATATTTAATAAATTACTAAATTATAATTACTTACTCACATATTCAAATAATATTTTTACTATAAAAAAATCTATTTTTAATATTAAAGCAAACAAAGATTGTAAATCTATTCTATCTACATTAAACTTTAATGGTAATTATAATAATAGTAATATATATTATAGTGATTCTTATTATTCTGATTATGTAATTATAACTAGTAATAATAATATTGTACTACAGGATTTTGATAGTAAAGGTCTTTCAGGAAGTGTAAGTTTAACTGAAAATGAATATGAAATTAGAGGTGATGGTACTAAATTTGTAGATGATTTAAAAAAAAATGATTATATTTATATTGGTGATACAGTATATCAAATAGATAGAATTATCAATGATACATTATTATATGTTACAAATATAATTTCAAAATCCTATACAAAAAATTATTATTATCTAATGAAAAATTATACAATTGTATGTGACAGTAAAACTTATAATATTAATGATTTTGTTATTTATTTTGATAATTTAATAAATCAACATTTTATAGATAGTTCTAATAATAATAAAAAATTTGAATTTTATTATTCTAACAATAAATTTATTATAAAAAAAACTAATTTTTCAATTATTAATAATAGTAATATTTTACCTAGTATTGGTTTTACTAATACTCAATTATCTATATTAAATAGTAATAATAAATACTATATAGAATCTAATACATTACCAAGTAATATTAATATTAATTCTAATACAAATAAATTATCCTTAACACTTTATCCTATTTATATTTATAACTTCTATTTTACAAATAATATTTATATGAATACTAAATTTACAAAACTTGCTGAATTAATTCAAGAAAATTTAAATTCTAAATCTATATTTTACAATGTAACTTACAATTCCATAACTAATCAGTTTATAATATCAAATTATAAATATAATTTTAAATTAATTAAAACAGCCTTTATAGAACTATTAGGTTTTAATATAGATTTAGAATATAATTTTTCAAATGAATTTATATCTAATAGTATTAGTGATAGTATAAATATTAATAATGAAAATAATAAATTAATAATAGAAGAAAAAAAGGAAATAAATCATATTATTTATTTTTCTAATAATGTATTAATATATACTGATTTTTTATATATATTTAAAAATAAATTAAAAAATACTGATAATAGATTTGATATAGAGGTTATTAATAATAAATTTAAAATTACTAATAATATAAAATTTAAATTTAATTTTATATCAAATTTCATTTATAATTTTAACAATAATATTCATGATATACTATATAAAAATTTTAATTATAAACATACTCAAATAATTATAAATCAATATAATAATACATTTTCATACCAGGATACTTTATGTTCTTATATTTCTATTCCTAATAATAATTATAGTTTAAATCAAATATCTTGTGCATTAACTAATAATATATATTTTTCTAAATACTTTTATATTTATACAAATAATACTAATACTTATTTATATATTGAAAAAATATATTTTAATTTTATATTTAATAATCCAAATAATATTTTTAATTCATTAGGATACAATTATGATAGTACTAATATTAATAAATTATATTATGTATCAAAAAAATTGCCATTAGATGATACTTTAATTACTCAAAATTATTCGACTGAATTTATAACAACATCAATAATTAATAATTCTAATAAATTTATTGATATAATTACTTTATCAACTATTGTAGATAATATTAATTTATATCAAACTATATTATTACAATCACAAAATAATAGTAATATTAAATATTATGTTACTATAATTGAACTTAGTGTTATAAATGTAACTATAAATAAAAAAATACCAAATATAATTTATGAACTTTATTCTGTAAATAATTTATTAAAATTAGATGATTGGGGCGATAATAATAGTTTTAATACAAAACAATTTAATATTAATACTAATAATTTAAATAAATATTCATATTATAAATTTGAAATTATTTCAACTCATTCAAAAAATAATAATTATAATGGTTCTATTTCAGATTTTCATTTTAATAAAAATACTCAAATTGATTTTATAGATAATAATATAAAGTATTATACAGGTATAAATTGCTTATTAGAGGAAAATGATAATTTTTTAACAACAAACAAATTAGATTATGATTTTATTAATATTACTCTATATGATTATATTATTCCTTATAAGTTACGTATAGATTATACTAATATTATAAATTTTAAATTGTATGCATTTTCTAATGATTTTGATGAATTAGGTATATTATTAAATATTATACCGGATTTAAATAATAAAAATTTTGAGATAGAACATAATAATAATAGTTATAAATATTATAAATTAGAATTTCATTATAATACTACTCCAGAAATTTATTTTCTTGAATTATATAAATTTAAAATAACTAATAATATAATATATAATGAAGATTATATACATATAAACACAACATTAATTGATAACAATGAATATTATATTACTTCAAATAATAATAAATTAATTTCATTACCTATAAAAAAAAGTTATAAAAAATTTCATTATAATTTTACAAGTAATTTTGATAATATTTTTGTATCAACACAAATGTTAAATCCTACTAATTATATATCATATAATAACATTATTACTAATAATATGATTTTAGATAATTATGATAATTATGATAAATTATATTATTATAAAAAAAAATTAGATTTAAATAATATTTTTACTATAATAGAGAATCAAATTATTAATATTAATGATACTGAAATATATTTACAATCAGGAAATTTTACAATAATAGAATTATTGAAATATTTAAATAACTATTTTAAAACAGTAAATATAGAATTTTCTTTTAATTATATAACATCACAATTATCTTTATATAGTAATGATAATATAAATTTTAGATTACATAATAAATATATTATTGCTGATAATGCAAATGAAATACCATCAATTATTATTTATAATAATAAATGTATAATTACATTTAAACATATTCATAATTATAATGAAAATGACCTTATATATATTTATTCACCTAATATTTCATTTTTAAATAATATTTTTAGTGTATTATATATTAATGCATATATTATTCAATTCAATATAATGCAAACAAATAAATATATTTTTGATTATGAAATTAAAATATTTAAGTATTCAAACTCATTTCTTCACTCATTTAATATAATACCTACTATAAATAATAATTTTAAAAATAATTATATTTCTGAAATAATAGATGATATAAATCATGATGGTATAATTAATTGTATAGATATAAGTTTATCTGATGTTTACAATATAATAAATAATATTTCTTTTCATATTGGTAATACAAAAATAGATTCACACTCTTTAAAATGGAATGATATTTATAATGAATTATTAAATCCAAATCAACATTATTGTAATGCTATGACACAAAGTAAAAAAATAAATGAATCTAATACATATTATATACCTTTACATTTTTGGTTTAATAATAATTATGAATTAGCTTTACCATTAATTTCTTTACAATATACTGAAATTTTTTTAGAAATTAAAACTAATTCATATTTTGGTTTTAAAACTAATATTACAAATGATAGTATAGAAGAATTTAATATTCTGCTTGATTTTATCTTTTTAGAAGATAAAGAAAGAAAATTATTTGCTTCTTCTGATATTGAATATTTAATAACTTATGTTAATAAAATTGAAAAATTACCTGTTAATAATAATTATAATCATATTGAGTTAAAATCTTTTGAAAATCCTGTAAAATCTATATTCTTTTATTTAAATAATTGTAAATTACTTAATGCCAATATTCAATTTAATGATAAGTTAAGAACAGATAATCATAATGAAATATATTATAGAGTAATTCAAAAATATGAAAATAATATAAATAAAGATTTAAAAATAGATTATAATTTAAATAATAAAAGACAATGGAGACAATTTATAGATGATAATTCTCAAAATAAATATGATTCATATATGTATTCATTCTGTATAAATTTAAAAGATAATATTAATCCATCTGGTAGTATTAATTTTTCACAATTTAAAGAATCTTATTTAATTATTAATTTACAAGAAGTTCAACGAGATTCAAATATTGATATTTATGCTAGTACTTATAATATTCTTGTTATAAAAAATGGTATGGGAGGTTTAAAATATACAAAGGGTTAAAATATAAAATTTACATATTACAAATTTATGCATATTACAAATTTATGCATATTACAAATTTATGCATATTACAAATTTATGCATATTACAAATTTATGCATATTACAAATTTATGCATATTACAAATTTATGCATATTAC